TTAACGGATAGAGGTGCTGGTTTGTCTTGCCATTGCGCTGGCGGAGTCTGAATTGATGCTGTAATTGTTTGAAATATTTAATCTAATGTCTGGTTCAACTTTCCTTAGGTGCCTATATAGGTGCCTAAAAATTTTTTCACTCCTTTTGATGAGAAAAAGATGAGAAAAGAAGATGGGATAGAGACTGTGCGAGGTGATATCAAGTTGAGTAGCCACACTGAAAAAAAGAATGGCCGCGATCAATAACCTGTTTGACTGCTTCAATTTTAACTCTTCGGGATAACGTTTACCGCTCATGGGCACCTCTCTTTAAGTCATCTTAAATGGAATGATTCCGAGGTGTCTGTTAAACCCGTGGCGATTCATGTTGATGCTTTTATGTCTTCATCATGGAACCCGGGTGATCTGGCTCTAACAGCGTGTTTGTGTGATGAAGAATTTAAAATACTTAAGCGAGTGGCGCAATCTCACGGAGGGAAAAAATATTTATATAAAATTGAGAGTGACCTTGAACGACTTGATGCTGATAGGAAAATTCATGTGAAACGTATTATTGCTGAGTTTCTTCATGAGTAAAAAAATAGTTCATGAAGTATATCCGTTTCCTGAAAGAAGAGGGGGAGCCTATAATAAAATATTACTTGTCCCTAATCTGAGATATGATCGACCTGTGATTTGAAGTAAATAACCTGCTCATCTATCTCTGACCCCCGCTACATCTGCAACGTATGGCAGATGTAGCGGGAGAAACATAAAGCGTCATTTACTTTTTCTGACTGCACCAGTACTTTTCTGTTGATGTCTGGTTGCTTTTCCCTTCTCAATAAGCTCCCCTATCTACGTTTTTCTGATGCAATCCTCAAAGCCTCACATACCTTTTCCCGAAGACCAGTTGGCAATTCAATTGTAACTTCCACTTTTTGTTCAAACCAGACTGTCAGATTTTATTGTGATTTATCTACGAAATCTGCAGAGCCGGTTTGAGCCAATGCACTATTACCAATAATACTCACCAATAAAACTAGCCCAGCCAGAAGCTCAGGCTATAAGTTTTAGCTCTCTTTTTCCGTTTTCAACAATACTCCCGCTGTCAGCCTTGCTTACCAAATCAGCCCACCATTGCATCATCGGACGACGTTGCTCAAGGTAATCGCTGCGATTGTAAGCTCGTCGTACCTCATTTTTGTCCACATGAGCCAGTGCAGCCTCTATGACATCTGGCGGAAATCCTTGCTCATTGAGCGCTGTGCTGGCAATAGAACGCAAGCCATGAGAAACGAGAACGCCGCCTAATCCAGCACGCTTAAGTGCTGCATTCACTGTCTGGCTATTCATCGGCTGGGTTGGTTTGATGCGACTCGGAAAGATAAATTCTCGGCCATCACTGAGAGACTTCATTATTTCCAGAATAGCAAGAGCCCCATCTGATAATGGAACCGTATGGTCTCGATTTATCTTCATTCGAGCTGCTGGAATTTTCCATTCGTTAACATCAAAATCGATCTCATCCCATCGCGCTTCAGCGGCTTCGGCAGGGCGGGTAATGGTGAGAAGCTGCCACATAAACAGGCATCGTGTAGACAGGCTGATACTTGCCGTACGCATCGTTTGCATTAACTGCGGTAGCTGATCTGGGCGGATACTTGGCATGTTTTTCTTCTGCGGTTTCTCGAATGCTTTTCCGATGTTGACACTGGGCACCGCATCAATCAGGCCTGTGTTCTGGGCATAGATCATGACCTCATTAATGCGTTGGCACAGGCGACGAACGGTTTCCAGTGCTCCTCTGGCCTGAACCGGTTGGACGGCCTGAACCAGTGTGTGAGCTTTAATATCTGTAACGCTAACGTCGCCAATTGCAGGAAAGACATCTCTTTCAAGAGAGCGCCAGATATCGTCGGCATAGTCCTCGGTTACGCTGGCTTTCTTCACATTCCACCATCGTTCAGCTACGAGCTGGAAAGTATTGGTTTTGGCTTCCAGCGAACTGCGAAGTTGTTCTTGCTGATGTTCCTGAGGGTCGATTTGTTTCGCCAGAAGAGAACGAGACTCTGCCCGGTAGTTTCTGGCATCGGCAAGGGTAACTGACGGGTAGGGGCCGATGCTCTTCTTCGCTCGTTTCTTGGTAACAGGGCGAATGTAGCGAAACTGCCAGATTTTACTCCCGCTGGATTTGATAAGTAGCTCAAGGCCATCGCCATCATAGAGAACGTAGTCCGCTTCCTTGGGTTTAGCAGATTCGATTTCTTTAACGGATAGAGGTTTGGTTTGTCTTGCCATTGCCGGGTTTCCATAGTTTTAGGCACCTCAAAAACAATAAAGCTTTATGAGGTGCCTAACAAGGTGCCTAAAAGTTTCGGATTTAATTAGTTCTCTTCGGACTTCGCGGGACAAATTGAGGGCACAAAAAGCCCGCAGGGCTTGCGCCGTGCGGGCTCTTAGGACTTCATCGGATGACTCTGGTAATCACCGATGGAGAATTTTGGTGGAGCTGGCGGGAGTTGAACCCGTGTCCGAAATTTTGCAACTAACTGAAAGCTAAATATTTATTTTCAGTTATATTTTCTGCGGCTCTTTTACGGCTCCTTTCGTGTCCCGCCGCCGACCAGCCTGGGTCTTTTTTCTGTGTTACCGTCGTACTCTTTTAAATACGATCCGTAATGCCTGAAAAGCATTTCTGGCCCTTTGTGCCCCATCTGGCCAGCGAGCCAGAAAAGGTTGGCGCCCTGGCTGATATGACGGGTCGCGAATGTGTGCCTGGTTTGATACGGATTTCGGTAACGTATACCGGCCTTTCGCAACGTCGGCACCCACGCTTTTTTGCGGATAGCGTCAGCGCTCGCCCAGGGTTTATTTGTTTTCGGATCCTCAAATATTGTTGCGTCCTTCATGAAGGTGAAAGCTTTCTGTGATGTCAGCACCGCCATAGCCTGATCGTTAAGTTCAACCTTTCGTGTTCCCGCCTTTGTTTTTGTCCCTTTAATCACCCCTACGACACTGGCGCTCTGAATGTGGGCCGTTTTCCCGATAAAATCGATGTCGCGCCAGCGTAAAGCGCAGAGTTCTGAACTCCGTAAACCGGTCTGAATAGCGAACATGAACAGGTTTTCCCACTGCTTGTTACCGGATGAAGAGAGAAGGGCATCCACTTCAGCAGGTGAAAGGGGATCGACTATATAGTCACTGTCAGAGTTGGCCTTATCGCTTTGATACCGGGAAGCGGTGACCAGCGATACCGGGTTAATCTGTAAGACGCCATCGGTTACCGCCTCATCAAGAGCAGATCGCAAAAAAGAAAGCTGGTTTCTGATGGTCTTCAACGTCGTTGTCCGGTTCTGGATCCAGGATTTCATTGCCGCCGGCGTCAGTTCACTTGCCGGAAATGAATGAAGATCACTCAAAGCACTGCGGCATTTTTTATAACCGCCAATGGTTGATGGTGATAACTTCCGTGTTTCGCATATTGACAGGTACTCATCAAGGTACATTTTTACTGTTTTACCAGTAGAGGCATTACCGAATATTTTCAGTCTTGCCGAACGGGGAAAATATTCGGCATAAATAAAAGAACCACGTTCGATTTTATTATGAATTTCGCCGAGCATTCTCTCGGCGTATTTCAGGTTTTTATTATTCACTTCCAGATTTGAAAGGGGCTCACGACATTTAACCCCTTTATAGGTGAAAGTAATATTGATCGTCTCTCCCTGGCTGTGTTTCCTTATGGTCACACCGCGCGGGAGCTTTGGCGATTCTGTCTTGCCCATTTAGCAACCTCACTAAGATCAATCCATCTTTCCTTAACACCTTCCACTTTCAAAACCTGGACACCCTCAAACCAAACGCCTCGCTGTAAACGTTTATTGATGGCCTCTGCTGTTTCTCCGGTTTCTTTGCAATACGTCGAGATGGGAACACAATCGAGGTTCAGCATAGATTCTCCACACCGGCTGCAACCGGTTATTTCAGTCTGTATGCACATGACGAGCAGCCAAGCCTGGTGCCGTCGTTACACTTCAAGCAAATTTCAGGTTCGCTGGTGGACGGAGCCACCAGTTTCATGATCGGGGCAGGGACGAGCACCGGCATCGGTACACGAAATATCTGCCGCCGCAGTGCTGCGATCTCGTCGGCCTGCTCAAGCAGCCGCGCTTTGCAGTCCATTGCTTCCTCTCGCCACCACCACAAATCAGCTTTAAGGCGGCGCGTGCGCCGCTGTTTGAGTTTGCTGGGCATTAGTCGTCCTCGTCCCAGTATTCATCGTCATCGTCATCAACACATGTGAAATTTAGAAGGGGATTTGTTGCCGCCAGCATTTCACTGGCGGCTCCACGGCGTTGAAGTCTGCGCAGCGCTTCGTAAAGCTCGAATGCTTCGGTGCGCTCATCGCCAATATCAAGAGAGCATGCGACGCGGTGCGCAGCAGTGACAATGGTTTCTAACTGGTTTCGGATATCCTGAATAGTTTCCACCTCACACCTCCTGCTCAGGCGCTGCCGGGAGTGGCATCCAGTGGGTTGGATAGCATTCAAGATTGCAATCGTGAGAAACGCCATATGCCCAGCAACCAAAAGAATACCATGCAACATACTGCTCATTTTCACTTCGGTCATACACGAGAACTCTGACGCCCTCATCAGGCATACGATCGCTGCACTTAATCCATCCGGTGGGCGCTGCCGGGGCTGCGGCGAGCATTGCGCGATATCCCTTTTGCATACCACCTGTTTGAACACCTTCGACATGCGCGTCGATCATTTCCTGAGTAGGCTCAACCGGAACCAGCTTCCACCAATCCGGCACCGTAGCCGCCGTTACAGGTTCGGCTTTGAGCATAGCGGTGCGGTGAGATTCCAGAAGATGCCCGGCTCGCATCATCATCTTTCTGTGCTTGTAAGGCGCAGGCTCACCGACATCCATCTCGTAAGCAATCATTGCATTGACCATTTCCTGCAATGCGCTATACCACTCGTCATCCACCAGCGCTGGCGGTGCGGCGTAGAGTGGCTCTGGATTACCGATATACAATTGAGCCTGTTCTAACGTGTGACATAGTATCCCCTTGCATTCCCACGCCACCGGCTCGCTGCTCATTCCCTCAAGTAGTCCCACCATTGCGCACATAGTGTCTTCGCCAACTTCGAACATGCCGGATGCGTTCTGGCTGCATTCAATGAGCGACTGTTTTAACTCTTCCCGGCTCAGTTGTGCTGTCATGGTTTGGTTACCTCGCCTTTGCCTGCACACTGATCCATTACATTAGCGATACCTTGCATAAGTGCGGATGCTTTTGTAACTGCATCTGTCAGTTCTGGTGACGCGCCGCATTTTTCGATGGCCTGACACACTTCATATGCCTGTTTAATCAGCGGATGTTTGCTGATATCGATTGCTACGTTGCTCAGTTGTGCTGTCATTTGTAAGCCCTCCCGGTGATGCGTTCGCGCCATGTCAGTTTGCGCTGAGCAATAGTTTCCGCGTCACGAACAGTCAGCACCACACATGCTGTTTTGTTGAAGTCGCCGTTTCTTTTGTGGGCAATAGCACAGGCCTCGATATCAGCTTGCTTCTCATCTGCCGCGTTAAGTTCGATTATGTTGAAACCCTTGCTGTCCATAAACCAGTTGTGAATTACTGCGATGTAGCGAGCCATCTTCACTCCCCCACTTCTAGATTGATGCCAGCGGCAAGTTCCAGAATCCACTCAACCCATTCTTTTCGCTGCCAGTAAACAGGCTCATCATCACCGGGTATCATCATTTCATGATGCTTCGCGTGGTTGATTGAGCCTATGGCGCTAACTAACTCAGCAATCCGCTTCTTGTCGGCGTCACGCTCTGCCAGCATGGCGAGTAATGACATACAGCTAACCATCACCCCACCAGCATCATCAGGGCGCATAGCCTTCTGTTTCAGCTTCAGCGCTATCTCGTCGTTGTTAGTCATGCTGCCTCGTCCTCTTCGGCTGGTTTGCAGAAAATACCGCACTCAAAATCAAGATCCTTTATCGGACGTCCTACGGCATCTGGCAGAAGCTCATCAAGGTAGATACGCTCACCGCCATATCTGACCAGACGAGCGCCAAGGCGGCGTGATTGTTCTGCCCGATGAGCAAACACATCAGGATGCACGCGCCTTACTAAATTCCAGTAAGTGGGGGATGTGGCTTTTACGCAGCCGATACAATTGGCGTTTGGGTAGCCAAGGTGATAAATGCGCGGCAGCTGAATCCCGGCTTCCAGTAGAATGCGGAAGCAATCACCTTTGGTGTATCCGGCATCAATCAGGACTGGCAGCAAATTTTGCCTTTCATTTTTGATGAAATTGTCTGCGCGATGTGACTCATCGGCAGTAAAACCGAGGACGATATGATCTGAGCGGTTACTGAGCTCCCAGTGTTTTCTGGCGAGTTTTTTTAGAGCTTTGGTGCATGGTGCGCCAGCTATGCCAGACATGTATCGCTGATGCTCCCACACTTCTACAGCACTGGCATTTGGGAACATAGGATTAACTACTGACTCGATTTCAACACCCAGCCATTTTTCAACGTCGCGCAAGAACCGGGCATTATCTGAGTCCTCTTCAGCCACTGGATTATTCAGCACGCGGATATCGTGCGTCTGCCCGTATTTTTCGATAGTCATTTTTGCTGCTACTGCGCTGGCGGCTCCGCAAGAAAACCAGACGGCTATGATCTCTTTCATCGTCCTTCTCCTGCGTTGCCTTTCACCGCCCGCAGCGCAGCTTTGTAGCTGGCCTTGGCTGCTTTTTTAGTGGTGCACCAGTCACCCTTCACGTCGACGTAGGTATCCCAGTAGATGCGAGAGCGCCGGAACATGCGGTACTCGTATTTCCCCTTGAATCGGTCAACTGTGCGGCACTCATATTCCGGTAACTGGATGCCGAGCCATTCGCCAAACGATTCGCAAACTTCGGAGTGCAGGTATTCGTCATAGCGGGTTGGCTTCTTTGGCTGAGGAAGCGCAGAAATAGCTACCGCCTGGCCTGCATCTGTGACCTGATAAACAACATCACCGCATGACCATGCTGGCGCAGGGGACGACTTTGCTAATCCCTGCTCAACCAGTTTTTGCCACTCTGTGTTATCAGGGTGATCACCACCTGCGAGAAAGTAATTGCGGTATGGTTCACGCTGGCGCTCATTGATGCCGAGGGCGTGTTGCATCAGTTCGATTCCTGTGCTCACGATTGCACCCCCTTCACCTGCTCAGACTGGCTGCGGAGCTGGGCGGCGAAGTCAGTGCAATAGTGATGCAAATCGCATGTATCTTCTGGAGCAGATTCGATTTCTTGAATAGAATCCCTTAGCATCTCCACCCCTTCTGCGCGCAGGGAGGCGAGGACAGTCTCTGTTGATACATCGATAGCGAGGTTTGGATAGATGCCTTTCACTACGTCCTTCAGCGCCACATTCTCCGCCACGACAGAATCGCGCTCCGCAGCCAACTGCTTAACCTGCTCGCGTGATTCGCACAACGCCGCAAACTGAACATCCAGGCGGTCAGCCATTTCAGTCATTAGCTTCGCTGCTGCTGGTGGAAGAGTAGGAGCAGTAATGCGGGCATCAGCGATAAGCTCTTTAGCATTCAGGCGCATTGGCGTGCCTCCTGCAATTCCTTAAAGCGATTCATGAAGAGGGCATAGGCTTGCCCTGGGCGGAGAGGGTTAATCTGTATCAGGTCAGTTGCCGGGATGTTTTCCAGAATTGCCCAGGTGGTGCCGTCATCGATATCCAGATCACGGCGCTCGGTCGCAAACATGGTGAGGTCTGCATATTTGACGACAGGTGTATGCTCGCGAGGCAGCCCGAACTTCTGGCGGATCATTTCGTCAACCAGAGCCTCGATGCGCTGGTAGTCAGGCAGCAGTGCTTTCAGTGGTGCGGGAATGTCCTGCACATAGGCTTCGGCAGCATCGTGCATCAGCGCTTCAAACGCGTGCTCAACCGGCACGATGTGGCTACACAACACTGAGTGCTGCGCCACGCTGTAGAATTCCGGCAGATGACCGTTAAAGCGGCAGACATTAGACAGGGCATTAGCGATATCTTCGATATCAATGTCGCTGGCGGTGGCCGTCAGGTAGTCAAACTTTTTGCCAGTGAAGGTACGAATAAAGGTTTCTTTCATTGCGTTGTATCTCCTGTGCGCGCTGCAACGCGCCAAATTTAGGTTGCAGCAACCCAACCCATTGACATGGGTTAAGTCGCTTTTTTTGCTATAGCTTGGCTTCGCCGCCGAGGGCAGTAATCAGGTCAGTGAGTAACTGGTTAAGTTCGCCGGTCATCAATACAAAGTCAGCATCAAAGCGCTGTGAGGCATCTTCACGGTCAATGTCATCGTTCTGGCTTATCAGCTCGTCGGAGAATTTGAGCCGTTTAATACTGAAATCGTCGCCCAGCACGAACTGAACGCGGTTTTGCCAGTCAAGAACCACTTTCGTTACCAGCTTCCCGGCGTCAAGGTGAGTGCGGATCTCATCGGAAAACAGATCCTGTTTTTTGAATCGCCCGATACCACCATCCTCCAGCACAGCTTTAAGCTCAGCCTCAGCTCCAAGCGCAAGGCCGGATGGAATAGCGCCGGAACGCACCCATTCAGTCATGGTTAATTCAGCCGGCGTTTCGAGAGTCAGAGGAACAACCGGAAGCGAACCGAGAGTTTTACGAAGGAGCGCCAGCGCATCTTCAGCCCGGCGTGCGCTGGCTGAATCGACAATTACCAGCGCATTTGAGGTATTCACCCAGATCCTGACTGTTGAATTTTTGGTGAAAGCGCGAGGTAGCAGTGAGTGAAGCACATCATCGCGAAGTGAGTCTTTCTCGGTCTTTTTCAGACGGCGCCCCTGCTCGCTTTCAAGGCGGCTAATACGCTTGGTGAGTTCGTCTTTAACAACCTGAGAAGGTATTATTTTTTCCTCACGGCGGATAGCCAGCAGCAACTGTCCGCCAACAAAATGGAAAAGTTGATCTGAAATTTCACCCAGCGGAGATACCCAGCCAGCTTTAGCCATGTTCTGGCTACCACAGGGTGTAAAGCGGAAGTCTTCTAACTGCTTAGCCAGATCTGAAGTGTTCCCGGCATCGATAATTTGCACATCGCGGCTCAGGCGGTAGGACATAATGTTTTTGAAAAAATGGTGATTCATTTTGCGTTCCTCTGTGCGCCGCTGCAAAGGCGCTACGGGTTAGTATCTCCACACAACACAGGAGAGCACCTGCGGTGAGAAGCCGCCCGACGGGATTGGGGAATGAGCCGTCCCGGCGGTGATGCTCTCTTGTGTTGTGTAAAAAATTGCGGCGCCCTCACGGGAAAGATCAGACGCCGCCAAAGATTACAGCTGGCATTTTTTTTGGTTGTGACACCGGGGCGCTACTCCCGCTTACTTCCCGCCGCTCTGTTTTAGGTATTGGTAGCCAGTTGCTGCTACTCAGCCGATTTACGGGTCTTTGCGTCGGCCGGCGCTGCATCGCGCTTACGAACATCACAACTGGTAGCGCACTCCCGCTTAATCACACCTGCCACCCATAACTGATGAGAGAAGGAGTGCGCTTTCATGTTGTGAGCCGGGATTCCACCGGCGCCCATCTGTTTTTTAAGCCACTCAGATATCGTCTGGGCTGTGCCGTCTATTCCGGCTGCCACACCGAACCGCCACGATGGTGAATCGCTCAGGCCGAAGTACGGGGCTGGCTTGCACATTCCGGCTACCCGCTGGATCGGGATACTGTCAAAGGAATCCCCGGACCGCTAACGACGCATGTGCCATACACCGACGAATTGAATGTAGGATAACTTACCTTATCGTGTCAATATAAAAAGTAGGAAATCTTACATTAATAGGTAAAAAAAAGCCGCACTTGGCGGCTTTGGTTGAATTGCGGATCTTTTCAGAGGTCGGTAACAACCTGTTTAACGACGCCGACAATACGGCAGTTTCCATTTACCTCAAGCACTCGATAATTTGGATTCAAAGGGACAAGGTATTTCATCGGTCCATCGATAACGAATTTTTTCAATGTCGCCTCAGTGGAACCTTCAATCTGAGCTACCACAATCCGGCCGTTAACTTCGTATGGGCTACCATAATCCGGATCAACTATCACTAAAGAGCCCTCTGGGATACTTGGCGCTCCATTTGGATTAGTCATTGAATCGCCACGTACTCTCAGCGCGAATCCCTCATCAGAAAGGTTTGCAGTTGTATAAATCCATTCAGAAACATCACCTTGTGTTATTGGCGATGCAGATTCAGTCCATTCACCAGCCTGAACCCAAGTCAGGACAGGGATTTGCTTCACTCCAAATTTATCTGTAGGGCTTAACGCTGGTGCATCACTTTCAGGATCGCCAACACCATCAATGAGCCATTGTGGATTGCATTTTAGAGCAGCAGCCAGCGCCTGAAGGTTAGAACCACCAGGAGCATAATCACCAGATTCCCAGCCAGTGACTGTTACACGGTTAACGCCAACGAGCTTCCCTAAAACAGCCTGAGTCAGCTTTAGCTCTTTACGGCGTGAGCGAATGCGATCATTCATTTTCATGTAGGCAATCCTACCATTTATCTATGTAGGAATCCTTGACCTCTATATGTAAGATATCCTACTATTCAGATGTTCCCATTTACTACATGAGAGGGTCATATGAACAAAGACGAAGTGCTTTCTTACTTCGGCGGTGTGAGCAACCTTGCGAGGCTGCTGGGTATTTCTCACGCATCAGTTTCAGGCTGGGGAAATGTAATTCCAAAAGGTCGCGCTTTTGAAATCCAGACCATCACCAACAACGCGTTAAAGGTCGATCCGACGCTTTACGCAAAGCCTAACGAAACGGCTGCTTAACCGTAACTACCAAAGGGAAAACAACATGGTAGAGCACAGTTTGAAAGAAGTGGTTAAGGCGATGTGTAAAGCCTATCCCGGTGGACGTGAAGCCATGGCCGGTGCGCTTGGCATGACCGCCACGCAGTTCAATAACAACCTTTACGAGAAAAACGGTTGCCGGTTTTTCGAAGTGACAGAGCTGGAAGCGATGGAGGACTTATCGAATACCTCATTCCTGGCTGATTACTTTGCGAAGCGCCGCGGTTGTCTGCTGGTGGAAGTCCCAACCTTTGAAGATCTCGATCGCGTCGACCTTTTT